ATCCTATTTGGAGCAGAGCGAATAGGGCAAATCTCAGAATTGCGCTAGAATACTCGCATGGTAAGGACAATGACAAAGCCAATACCCAAGCCTCGCGTCTCCCTGGTGGTGCATGTGCGCTATCCGGGTGGTCTTGTGTCGGAGCGGTGGATGATCTTGCCGGAGAAGAAAGCGGCTTGAGTTCCGTACTATAATCCATATATGCCAGCCGGACGCCCAACTGATTACACGCCAGAGATCGTAGACAAAATCTGCGAGAGGATAGCTACCTCTGAAATGGGGCTTGAGCAGGTTCTTGAAGAGATTCGCCTCACAGATGGATATGCTCCAAGTTCAACTACTGTATACAGATGGCTCGAATCGCACAAAGAATTTCGGGAGCAGTCCGCGCGAGCTAGACGTATGCAGGCTGAGTTGATCCACGACCGGGCGCAGATCGATGCACGTACTGCATTGATTGGGGTTATTGAAGAAACGATAGTGGATGGCGACAAGACGATTACGAAGCGGAAAGTGATCGATAACGTGCAGCGGTCGCAATTGATTGTGCAAACATCGCTGAAACGCGCTGGCCAGTTGGACCCCAAGAAGTACGGCGAGAAGGTAGAAATCAACACAATCAATGATCCCCTAACCGAATTACTCTCTGAATTCCGCCGTGAATACCAGGAGATGCCAAAGACGGAAGAGCCGGAATCAGAGGAATAATGATTCTAAAAGGTTTAAATATTGGCGGAATAGTAAACATTCTCTCTGAATTGAGAATCTCTCTGAAAAGTGTCACCCTCGGAATCGGCGACACCTTTTACTGAAAACAAAAGAGTTAGTAATGTGTACTAAGTAGTAACAAACGGTGCGAAAATGGCGATCCTAAATTTCGGTCCACGGCTCAAGGAATTCGCCTACCGCCCTCTCGAACTAGACCGGCGCATCAATTTGCTCGAAGGCAGTGTCCGGTCAGGGAAAACGTGGGCGCTGCATCCCAAGATTCTCCAGGGTTGCAGGTACCAACTGAACGGCTGGAAGGTTCTCACCGGCGTATCGAAGCAGACCATCTTCAACAACGTCCTGAATGACCTATTCAACCTCGTAGGCCCATCCAACTACACGTACAACCACCAGAGCGGCCTCCTGCGCCTGTGTGGGTCTACGTGGCTGGTGATGGGAGCGAAGGACGAGGGCAGCGAGAAGTATGTTCGCGGGCTGACCGTGGGCTTGGCGGTGGGCGATGAAATCACGCTCATGCCGCAGGAATTCTTTCAGATGCTGCTCACCCGCATGTCGCCAGATGGTGCGCGGCTGTACGGGACCACAAACCCTGCAACGCCGATGCACTGGCTCAAGACCGAATTCCTCGACAATCCCACTCTGCGGACAAAGAAGCTGCTCTGGTCGGGCCACTACACGATGGATGACAACCCAAACTTGAGCGCTGAGTACATCGACGCGCAGAAGAACATGTACTCCGGGGTGTTCTATCAGCGGTACATCTTGGGCCAGTGGGTTGTTGCGGAATCGTCCATCTACCGGGACGTGCTGGGTCCGAATTGCAAGTACGATGACGATAGCCGGCCAATCGCGCTGCTCACCAGCCCCGCAGAGCATTATGTCTTTGTGGACTATGGAACGATCAATCCATGCGTGTTCCTTGACGTGTACGGGGATGGCAAGACGCTCTACCAGGAGCGGGAGTTTTACTGGGATAGCGCCAAAGAGCGCAGGCAAAAGACCGACTCGGAATACGGAGACGACTTCGACGCTTTCGTTGGGCCTGAGCATCGCGGCCTCGTGGTAGTGGTGGACCCGAGCGCGGCCAGCTTCAAGCTCGAACTGGTGCGGCGCGGGTACCAGGTCAAGAACGGCGAGAATGAGGTACTGGAGGGCATCCGGCGCACCTCGATGGCGCTCAAGTCCGGCATGTATAAAATTCACGCCAAGCACTGCCCTATGACGATCAAAGAGCATGAGGGCTACAGTTGGGATCCCAAGGCGGCGAAGCGCGGGGAAGAGCAGCCGATCAAGGACCATGACCACACTCCTGACGCTGTACGCATTGGCGTATGTAAGGTCATTCCGAAGTATCGGTTGGGATAGCGTATTCCTATGCGTACCTCAATACATGCAATGCGGTAGACTATTCCCATGGCCAGCACACAGCAGCGATTGAATGCGGCGAAGCAGCGGACGGCAGAACGGTTGCGCCTCCAGGCACCAAACCAGAACGCGGGAGTGGGCGACGTATACGCGAACCAGGCGGCGAACATCGGCTGGGGAACATCGAGCGCTGTCAACGCCGGTCGGCACATCCCGTTCCGCATCTCGCTGGACTATCAGAAGCTAGTATTCATGTATCGCGGCTCGTGGATCATCCGGCAGGTGGTGGACGTGAAGCCGCAGGACCAACTCAAGGCGTTCCCTTCCCTGCTCTGCGATGTGACGCCGGAGGATATTGGCGCGTTCGACAAAGTGGTGGCCGAGACGGGCACGCTCCAGAAGTACATTGAGGGGCGCAAGTGGGGAAGGCTGTTCGGCGGGGCGCTGGGAATCATCATCCTCAAGGGCGACAATGACCTGTCCAAGCCGCTCAAGATTGAGGACGTGGAACCGGGAAGCTATCGCGGCATGATCGTAGTGGACCGCTGGTCTGGCATGTCGCCAAGCTCCGCACTCATCACCGATCTGGACAACCCCACCGAATACGGCTTACCTGTGTACTACGATGTGTATACGGAAGCGAATCAGAACTTGCGCGTCCATAATTCGCGGTGCTTGCGGTTCCTGGGCCGGGACTTGCCGCTATTCGAGAAGCAGATCGAAACGTACTGGGGCATGAGCGAGGTCGAGGCAATTCTTGACGAGCTACAGCGATACGACTACGGCATGGCGGCGGTATCGGACCTGATTGCACGCGCCAACGTGCTGGCCATGAAAGAGCCGATGCTGGCACAGATGCTATCTGGACTGAACCTGACACAGCAGCAGCTTGTGGACTATGCGGCCCGCATGACGGCGGTATCAGAAGCAATCTCCACAAACGGTATTCTGGCGCTCGGCGAAGAGGGTGAACTATTCAGCAACTCCTACTCTTTCAGTGGTCTATCCGAAGTGATGAAGATGCAGATGACGGCGCTGTGTGGGGCGGCTGGGTATCCGTTCTCAAGGCTGTTCGGCGACACGCAGACCGGCCTGGGGCAGTCAAACGAGGGTGATCTCCAGAACTATTACGATTCGGCAGACCAGGAGCGCCGGCAGAAGGACCGCCCGCTGATGGACAAGCTGATTCCGATCATCTGCATGTCCACCTGGGGCGAGATTCCAGACGATCTAGACTACGCTTTCGCGCCCATCCGCACAATGAACAGCAAGGAAAAGGCGGAACTGGCGAAGAGCCACGGTGAGAGCATCCTTGGATACTTCAACGCCGGTGTGCTTGGACGGCAGACCACGCTGCGTGAAATCAAGACAGCCAGCGCAGAAACGGGCCTGGGTAGCAATGTGACAGATGAAATGATCGAAGCGGCAGACGACGAAGTACAGCCTCCTATGCAGGTAGAGGAAGCGGAAGCCCGCGCCGGTACTGAGACGTTCGGCGAAGAGCATGGCGACACCGAACCTGAGAAGACACAGGGCGGCAAGGACTCATGGTTTGAGCGGGCATGGAAGCGTATCAAAGGGGAAAAATGAAAAGAATAATTGTGATTGCCTTCACCGTATTTGCTTTGGTTTTTACTTCCAGAGCGCAGATATTGGCTCCCCAACTCATCTACGGATTCACGGCTACGGCAAGTGGCCCGCAATTGAATCCGTCCAACCCTCAACTAACAGCACAAATCGACGCGCTCAATGTGCGTATTTCAGGGATTGGCACGTCAACCTCATGGACGGCGCAAATTCAAACATCTCCCGACAATTCCACCTGGACAAATTGCGGGGCACTCGTAACCGCAACGGCGGGAAGCAGCAGTAGCGGCGGCGCTTGTGTCCCAGCGGGAGCTTCCTATGTGCGTGTGAACATTACTTCCGGGCCAGGGGGCGGAAGCATCACCGGCGCACTCATGGGAACGTGCAGCCTTTGCCAACTATCAAAGAACGGAGGCACCCCTAGCGGTTCAGCTGGGGGTGACCTAGGCGGTACGTATCCGAATCCGACCGTTCTCGGCCTGACGCACGTCACGAATGCAGCCATCCCGGTAAACGTGAGCACTCCGAGCCTAACTGTAGGCGCAATCAACGGCACCAGCGCATCGTTCTCAGGCACCGTCACGGCTAACACTGCGGTATCTGCACCGCAACACTGCATTGGGGCAAGTTGCATTACCGCATGGCCTACAGGTACTTTCGTGGCGGCTGGTGATCTTTCCGGCACGGGGACATCACAAACCGTGGTGGGCATCCAGGGTCACGCGATTGCCGCACCAACATCTGCCGGGTATGCCTACTGGAACGGATCGGCGTGGGTCTATCAGACGCCTTCGGGCAGTGGCACAGTCACGCATACATCAGGCGCTTTAACTGCATTGGCGGTGATGGTAGGCAATGGTGCTGCGGATGCGACGGTAGACACCGGATGCTCAACGGATGGGGCGGGTGCACTAACTTGTGCCTCGATCACGTCCAGCAGCACGACTCCAGGCAAAGTTTCGCTGGCGGCGGGCACGGGCAACATCCCCGCGCTTTCATCCAACTCGGCAGGCTTTGCGGCTCCTGTTTCGGGTGGTACATCATACTTGCTCAAACTGCCAGCGACCATCACGGCAGGCATTCTCCACGCGGCGGCTCCTGCGACTGGCGACGGTGTAAACGAATCGGCGATGACCTCAAGTGCGGTTAGCTTGACAGCGGATGTAAGCGGCACACTTCCAGTAGCCAACGGAGGCACCGGGACAACGACTGGCGTGGCTCCGGTTCCAGTCCCAACGCCCGGAACATCAATCACTTTGACCGCGCCTTCCGGCTTTGCGATCTGCACAGGAACCTGCACGGTGAGTGTCCCCGTACCGGCAGCGGGCTATCAGTTCTGCATCATGAACGACGATAACGTATCGACGGCAATCACGCTCTCAGCTTTGGGATCGAGTGCACAATATGAAAACTCGGCGCGCACAGCTTACGGAACAGCGGGAACAGGCACGCTGGTTCTCTCCGCAGCGGCGGCAAATACGGTCTGCATTGTCGGGCGCGACTCGACGCATTATCTGACCACAAATTATGTGGGATCGGTCACGGTGAACTAGATGAAAATACTTCTTGCAATTCTCGCATTCATCCTCGCGCTTCCTGTCCAAGGCCAGATACTCACGCCGATCCTATTTAGGCACACAAGTGGTACTCCTCAAGCCTCTACGCCTACCTTCTCGCCAGCGGCGGGTTCCTACAGCAGCACGCAGACGGTGACGATCTCCACCGCAACCCCTCTCGCGGTTTTGTGCTACACCACGGACGGAAGTACGCCCACGGAAACTGCCAACCTCTGCTCTGGCGGCACGACGTCAACCTATTCAACGCCGATCACGGTTTCGACCACGCAGACCGTGAAGGCGATCGCGACACTTGCGACCTACACGGATTCGGCGTATGGCACTGCACTGTACACGATCAGCGCGGGCATCGCATATATCGGAACTTCTGCGTGTTCGACGATTGCATCTGGCACGTCGATCACAACCGGGAGTTATACATCGACCAATGGAAGCACGCTGTTACTGGGCATCACCACACACAGCGCTGCGCCGACTCCAAGTGTCGCGGATAGTGGGACTTACAACAGTTACGCACAAGACGGCTCGACTGCGACGGTGACCAGCCCAACTTACAACGCCTTAATGTTCGGAACTGGCGCTGGGGCCAACACGCGCACGGGAGCGATGACCTTCACCGTGAGCAGCCTTTTAACCGCGAACAATTCTGTCTGCATCAGCGAGTATTCAGGTGTGCTTCATATAGGAACCTCTTACACGGCAACGGGCAGTGGCACAACATACACGAAAACTGTAACTGCACCTGAAGCTAATGATTGGCTGGTCTGTTCGATAGCAAATTATGGGTTGGGTTACACAGCCACGAGCGGCACTATACGACACCAGACCATCTCTAATAACGGTGATGCGATTCAAGACTACACATCAAGCTCCACTACTTTAACGGTATCTGGGACCATGGGCTCTTCTGACAATTGGGCTATGAGCTGTACCGTTTTGAGGAGGATGTAATGAGAGTAATCCTTGTTGCTCTATCGATGCTATTCTGCTCTTTTTCCGCGCTTGCTAAGACGCTGGTCTCAATCGCTGTGCTTCCGCCGACAACGGGGTACTGGCTAGTGACCAATACGAGCACGGTGCAACTCGCCTCGCTCTGTACCTACTCAGATGCAAGTATGGACGACTGCACTTACGTGGGCGGCGTAACGTGGGGATCGGGGCGAGCCGACTTCGCTACGGTCAATTCCAGTGGTCTGGTTACGGGTACGGGAGCCGGAAATTCCACCGTTTCAGATGGTACCATTAATGGTGATGCCCAAATCTATGCGTACAATGGAAGCATTCTTGGTCGCGCCGCCATCGCCGTCGCTCCTGCCACTATAAGCAGTATGTGGTTCATGCCGACACACGAAAATGGGAGTTCATCAACTTTAGTTGTTGGGTCTAGCGCTGCCGTTTCAGCGAGTGCAAACAGCAATGGTTTTGGTGTGGGACAGTATTGCACATGGACTAGTTCAAACTCATCTATTGTCTCTGTCAATGCAGTCGGCGAAATCACCGGAGTCGCAACGGGTTCGGCAACAATAACATGTAATATTAACTCTGTAACGGCTGCTCAGTTAATCACTGTCACTAATCCGTCAGTCGCGGGAAACACGTGGTATGTTCGACCAAACGGCGGCACTCGATATGACTCCCGCGTAACGACCGGGCGATGTAACGGAACGGCCAACACAGACGATCCAGGGTCGGGGACGAACCAGAATTGCGCATTCAACAACCCAATGTGGTGCTTCACGGACAATACCAGTAGCAGCAGCTACACCGGGGCGGTACAGGCTGGCGATACCTGCATGATCCTCGGAGGATCGACACCGTACCGTGTCGGCAAAGCGAACCCCGGCACACCGTGGGTGACAACTGCCGCACTGAATAACACAGGAATAGTCCCTCCTTCTGGCACACCCGCACACCCAACCAGAATACTTGGGAGCAATTACAGTAGTTGTTCTGGGACGCCTTACAGTGTTGGTTCACGTGTGATGCTTGTCACTAATGGATCAGTGCCTTTTGAGATACACGGGATTCAAAATTTAGACCTTGAGTGTATAGATATTAGTTCAGGACAGGACTGCTCGCAGGGCGTTACAGGAAGTATCGATTTTAGCTGCCCGAATGGTAGTGGTAACAATTTTGGTTTGTTCGTGGACGGATTCACATCGAATGCTACCTTTGTCAATGATCGCATTCATGGTTATACTACCGGTCTGACGGGCACCCCTGGTCCTGGCTTATCTATGACAGGGACAACAATTGAAGATAATATCATCACAGGTCTTAGTTTCGATGATCCATGGGGATTCTACGGAAATAGGTCGGATGGCTTTTCCGGCACATATCTCGTTTCTTCTTTCAACGGTTGCACAGACGAACAACCAAAAACACTTTCCTCCGTAAGCCGCAATGGGTCTGGAACACTCACCGCAATGTTTGCGGCTGGGCAGATTGTTAACTACGTTGCTGGAACGAACCTTGTTCTTTCCGGAATGACCCCAAGTGATCTGAATGGTACATTTCCCGTTTCGCTAATCACGTTCGACCAACAAAGTGTGAGCATCACAGGCGGTAGCGTAACGGGATCTACGGCTACATTTACTACTGCCACCGCCCCGACTTTTTCCTCTGGTTCTTTTGTAGATCTCACCTGTTCTTCGCCGTGCGCGTCTGGATATTACGAAATCTATTCGGTCAGCGGCTCGGGTTTCGTCATCAACTTCAGTTCTGCAACACGGCATGGGTGGACCACCGGAACGATACCAAGTGGCGGCACGGCGGCTACCGCAATCAGTGTGACAGCGACCGCGGCAGGAAGTTCAGAATCAGCCTCAACGGTCGGCCCTGCCAGCCACGTTTATCCGGCACATCGCTGTCTCGATCAGGCGGATGGTGGTTACGCTAACGGCGACGGCGTAGGAACGGGGAGCGGAACCTTTAATCAGTGGAAGTGCGACCATTGCACAATTAGCGGTAATACTCAAGATGGGTGGGACATGCTGCACTCGAACATGACCCTGCTCACTTTAACTAATTCACAGAGCGATTCAAACGAAGGGGCACCAGCAAAGTTTGGTGGCTTCGATACGGGGTACATCTACAACAACGTGCTCATCGCTAATGGAGGAGCACTCCTAGCCTTTGATCCGAATAAACCGCCGGACTTTAATCAGTACATTGGGATGCCCTATCGAGCAGAAGATGCGCTTGAACTTGGTGAGAACATCTGGACAAAGATTTACATATCAAACAACACGTGGGAAACAGGGTTTCCCACTTTTCTTTCTGATTCTTGCAACTCCTCGGCAGGGTGCAATTCGCCTGTTGCGGGAGCGTATTTTATCTTCCAGAACAATGTGGTCATTGGCTTTAACGACACGAATAGTCCTTACTGGCAGGGCGAAATTCCAGGATTCTACTGTGGCTTCACCTGCGGTAATGGTAGCCTTTTTACAAATGCCGCTTGGACATGGGATAACAACATAGCCTACAACATGCGCAATACCCCTTCAACTGGCGCGGGGAATCAGTGGAGCACAAATCCTCTGGTGACCACGCTGATCCCGAATATCAGCACTTTTGCTGGAGAGTCGGCAGCATTAATATGGAATATGAAACTGACCTCTAGCAGTCCTGCAATTGGTGCGGGCATTGAAAACGCCTACACGCCAAGCACGGACTACACCGGCGTAACGCGGCCCAACCCGCCGTCGATGGGGGCGCTGGAGTACCTGGGAAGCACGGGAACTGGTGGTAGTCAATTCAGCGGTGGTATAGTAATCAGCGGGAAGACCTTTCAGTGAGAAATCCATTTAGGTAAGCGATGGGGAGTAGCAATAGCGGAGAATTTACTAAGGAGATTTAGTGCCACCCTTCCATCGTCCCCAAAGAATCGAGCAGGAATACCGCCGCGCCCTCAACGCGCTCATGGATACATGGCTGCGCACCTTCCCGCACAATGCCGATCTTGAGAGCATCTTCGCCTTCCTTGGCAATGGCGGCGGAGAGAAGGTAATGAAGGCGTCCGACTCCCTGGCACGGCGCATGGTCACACAGGTAGCCGTCCAGAACGCGCAGAGCTGGCGTGAGGCGGCGGCGAAGTCTTCCCAAGGCAAACGCATATACGACTTGCTACGGCGCGAAATGTCGGGGCCTGTGGGCGCGTCTGTGCGGTCACTGGTGAGTACACACGCCGCGCTGATACGCTCCATGCCGCAGGACTTGGCACAAACGCTGGCAAGCCAGATTGCAACCCGGCAGATGCGCGGTGAGCGGGCCGAGACCATCGCAAAATACATTCGCGGACGCTTTCCTGCCATCACGCGCAGCCATATCGCCATGTTGGCCCGAACGGAAGTCGCCAGCGCGGCAACAGGCATCACTGAAGCGCGGGCGAAGAATCTCAGCCTGCCAGCGTATCTATGGGATACCTCGCAAGATTCTCGTGTGCGCCCCAGCCATCGAATCATGGAGGGCGTCATCTGCTTGTGGAGCGATCCGCCTGCACCTGAGCGGCTGGCCGGCATCAAGTCCACCCTGGGCGCTTACCATGCAGGGCGATGCCCCAATGACCGTTGCGATCCATCGGTAATCGTTGATTTAGATGAGGTTACATGGCCTCACAAAGTGCATTATCGCGGGCGCATTGTGTCGATGACCCGTGCAAAGTTCATCCAAATATCAACTTGAAAGGAGATCGCGGTAGTCGCTAGAGCACACAGCGCCGCTCCTAACCGGGCGGCGTTTGTGTCTCTTGACAAGAGTACGAATCGTAGTACACTGGTTTCAGGTTAATTCTGGGCCGCCGCCGAATGCGCTTATCCTTTCTCGCAGCTTCTGACGCGGCCTGGGCCTCCTAATCGAAAGGAATTTATGCGCCAGATCGGTACTCCAGTAACGCTTGCAA